TCTATTTTTACTAATTGACCATCTAGCCACTTATAATTTATTTCTGTATATATTTTCATTTTAATTTAAGGGGAAATAGAATTGGTAACGAGTAATAACATTTGTCCAATCTTTTGTTTGTTTTGCCATTTCTGCAAAGTAATCAATGTCTGAGTAGCAGAACATACCTAAACATTTATTATCTTTTGCAAACTTTGAAATAACTTTGTAGGCTTCAAAATATCTTTCTGAAAGTGTTTCTTTATCCACATCTTTGATACGATACAAAGAAAATAATACTAAAGTTTTTCTTTCTGTAAATTCGCAACTTTGTAGCTGTGTTAGTAATAAATATTCATCATCATCTTCAATCCATAGGTGCATAGTTTGATTAAAAGGATTCATCAATCTTCCATAGACACCTTTTAAATATTTTTCTGAACCTCCATCTGTAAGGATAGAACCACCTTCCGTAGCCTCACAAGCTGTTATGAGATGCTCTTTGTATACTTCCCAGTTTTCTTTTATGTCTCTTTGACTAAGTAGTTTTAACATTCATAATTCCTTCCTTTTATTATCTAATATTCAGATCTACGACCTGATCTATAACTCTTAAAATGACTAGCTCCTTCACCTCCTCCAGTTCCTTTTCTACCAATCTTTAAAGATGATCTACCTTGATTTTTTCCACTTTTAGCCATTGAAAATCTTGCTGACTTTCCTAATAAACTACCAGAACCTTTTACTATTTTTGCTGGTTTAGGTTTGGTTTTTTCTGTGCCTACATTAACACTACTAATTATCCGGTCAAGAGTTTTATCTCCCATACTTTTCTTAATATTCTTAGCCGCAGTTTGGTATGCGGCAAATACGAGTCCATACGGACCTGCTAATAAAAGTGCTGGATTACCTTTGTATCTATCTAATATATCTCCACCAAATCTACCACCTTTCATTATACCTTCATTCCCATAGGCATTCAACATCTCAAACTTACTCTGAACAAATCTTAATTGTTGAGTTCTCTCATTTAAGTATTTAATTGGGCCGTGTCCGGGCATTGGTATATTAGGTATTCCTATATTAGGAGTTCCCTTAAATACATCTTGATACTTATCTGAAATCATATGATCAAGAGCTTTATCTCCAAACATGAATGGAACATCCTCCATAGTATGAAGAAACCTACCTGTACGTGTGAATAAATTTCCTTCTGGTGTATTAAGGGAAGAGGTTATATTTCCTACCTCTCTCATTCCACTAGAAAAAATATCTATACCAGCAGTTAAGGTTTTCCTATGTTTTGGATCAAACGGAGCAGTTATACTTGAAGTAAGGGTGTTGATTCCGGTGTTTATATCATAGGATTTTCCTCTAGTAGCAGGTACGTATTGTCTAAGTTTTTTAGTGAACCAACTCATTATTCTTGTGGGGAAGTTAAAATGTTAATTGTAGTTTCTGAGTTTTCCTCTTCTTGAGTACTCATATTATATTCACTTTCTAATATTTCAATGACCTTTTGTTGACCTTGAAGAAATCTCACTTGTTCTAAATCTGTGGATACTGAAGGTAACTTATCAGGAAAACACTCTTTTAACCAATTTAAAAGTTCTTGAGTTATACCATAGCTACCTATTTTACCATGTAACATAATAAATTATCTCTATAAAGGTTGTTTTTTAAAGAATTTCACAAGTATTTCCAGTACATGCTAGTTCTTGTGATGAGATAGTAAGATCTACTTTTTCATATGTACTTAAAGTTGTCCACTCTAGGTTTGGAATCCTTTTTAATAAATCTTTATATTCTTTTTCACTACATTCTTGATAGGGTGCTTGTTGATATGAATGATCTGAGTAAGGGAGGAAGGATATACCAGATATAGTATCAAAATTATCAAATACAAATGCCCCAACTTCAGGCCATTCATTTTCTTTAACTGATATTGTACATGATGGTTTATGCTCACACCAGTACTTAGCATAAATTCCCCACAGTTTTAATTGTTGAACTGCTGATAACTCGTTTCTTGTTGTGGATTTTTTTGGTGATTTAATAGGGAAAGAAAATACTAATACATTACTAGGATTAGTGATGTCTGGTTCTGAGGGTACTCCTGCCTCTACCATATACTTTCCTAATGGATCACTAATATCTGATCTAACTGTACGTATATAGTATGGGGAATGTCGTGCATGTATACCACTTGCACTGTCTACTAATTGTGAAACTGTACCTGAAGGTTTTACACAGGTGATTGCACTTGAAGGATTAATATTTAATTTCTTACTCCATTCTTTATTAGTTTTTATACATTCTTTCTTTAAAGAATCTAATAATGTTGGAAGCCTTCCTGCATCGACAACTCCATTAAGTCGATTATTATCCATAATACCTGTTAAGGATACTCCTAGTAGTCTTTCCTCCTCACAATTAGCTTTCCAATCACTTCTTAAATATCTAAATTTAGTTAATGTACTCTGCCACGTTCCTAGAATGGTGGCTAATTTAACTTTCCTTAATAAATCATCTAATTTATCTGTGGATCGAACAACTACCTCAGAAAGATTACAGAACTCCTGTGAGCGTAATATTATCTCAGAGCAAGGGTTAGTACCATAATCATCTCTTACTTCTCTCCTATCCCCTAATTCAAGACTTTTTTTCTTCGCATTAGTGGAAGAAAAGATACCACGTTCACCACTTTTGCTATCATATAAGGCTGTCCACTCACGTAGAAATGTACCTACATCTGGTTTATAGTGATAGTTAGATGAGTTATTTGCTAATGCTCTTTGGGGATATTCCTCCCACCAACGTCCTGATTTAGCCGTTCTCATTTGATCATCACCAAGATCTGATAAACTAATCAGAGCACTTCTTCTAACACCTCCTACAACTACTATTTCTGCTATCTTACATACTATATCATGGCATTCTATAGGTTTTAATTTACGTCCTTTTGATTTTTGAAATGTTTCAATAGTGAATTTAAATAGATTATCTAATGGTTCAGGTCCACTTGCTCTACCACCAAATGTTTTAAGTGGAGAACCTGCAGGTCTTACCTTTGTCAAATCCCAATCTGGTATAACTCCGACATATAATAAACTGATTAATTCTCTGTATGCCTTTGCCCACCCTAACTTAGAATCACGTACTTGTATACATGTGTCAGTAGGATGCATCTCATCAGGTACTACAGATAGTCTTTCAATGTGTTTAGATTCTACTGAAAAACCTACTCCTGTACCATTCATTAGAATGTAAAGAACTTCATCAAAAGAACGAGGGGAGTCAATGTGAAGATAGGCACAGTTATATCCAGCTATGTTTTCTTTTTCTAATGCCTCTCCTGCAGTCATTAAACATCTCATTGATGGCATGATCTGTAGAGAAAGTACAGCATTTTTCATTTCTTCTATTATAGTAGAGGGAACAGTATATCCACATTGATTTTTTAAATGTGTTTCAAAGAAATTAAAATACCTACCAACAGTTTCATCCCACGTTTCTCTACGTTTCTTTTCATAATCCCATCGGGAGTATCTTGATAGGTGTATATATTGCTGATATTGTGTGGGTAATTTACTCATTTTTTAGTGACTCTCTTTCTATTAGTTTCTCTAAATAAGTTCTAGCTTTTAATAAATCATTTACTCCACCTTTATGTGGATAACGTGATACATATTTAATCACATTTCCCTCTAGAAAGTCTAACTCATTAGCTGTTATATATTCAAGAGGTTGAATACCGAACCCTACTTTATCATAGTGCTTGGGATTAGTTACTTCCTCATTTTCATATAAACTACGTACAGTATCATCAAAGAACTTATCTGACTCAGTTATGCTACCAACCTCTACATACGATTGAGTTTGTGCATCCCACTGTTGACATGGTTTAGAAGACTTAGGTGCATTCCGTAAAATGTTTTTAATATTCTCTTGGTCATCTCTTCCAAACCCTTCCTTTGAGCTATACCTCTCATCTAATCCGTGTGATCTTTGTGCTCTCTGTTTCTGAGATTCTTTTCTTTCTCTCTCATCTATCTCATAGTTACTCATAATTCTCTCCCTTAAATATTTCTGCTTTACCTTTCGGTGTCCATAATACTACTTCCTGTTTCTTCTTCTTATACTCTCCATCTCTTAATATTCTAGCCATCCTACAATTTTTAATTGCCTCTTGTTCTCCTTGTCCAGATTTAAGGAAAGCCTCTGACACACCCTCCCACATATCTAAAACCGAATCTGTATTTCCGTCCAAAATTTTTCCGGCAGATATTGGTCCTACACCTTGGCAACCTTTATAGTTATCTGTGGAATCACCTACCAATGATTGATAGAAGAATTTATAATCAGCATCCTTTTCTTTCCATTCAAATATTTTCTCTTCTTTGAAGTCCCAATGTAAACCCGGAACAGTTAGTAAATCTTTATCTTCACTAACAACTATCCTTTCATTTTTAGATTTTTCAGTTGCTAAAATACCTATAACATCATCAGCCTCTAACCAGTTGAATATTTTATATGGGTATGTTTCTTTACAATAATCCATAGCAGGAATAAAACACATTGGTTTCCTTCCACCTTTTCTATTACTTTTATATTCTGAATTTATCTCTTTTCTAAAATTTCTTTTGTCAGTGAAACATAATAAAACTTTATCTGCTTGAGTTCCTTCTTGTACTTTCCAGATCTGATCATCAATTATAGTCTTAACTTCTGCAAAATCACAATGGAGAGTCCAAGAATCACCTCCCCAATTAACTTCTCTCTCTGAAAGTCGTGTTGCTTTATATACAAATATATCTGCATCAATTAATAGTTCTCTCATTCTCTTCCTTTGTTAAAA